TGGCGAAGCATATATCTGGAACGAGAACCAAGGTAACTGGGAGCTTTTAAACAATGGCGAGTGAAGTAAAAGTAAACACCATTAATGAATATACCACAGCTAGTGGTGTAACTATTGATGGTGTAGAACTTAAAGATGGTTCTGTAAAAGGTAATGGTACAGGCAGAAAAAACTATATTATCAATGGTAACTTTGATATATGGCAAAGAGGAACTTCAGAAACTGGTAGAACATCTAGTGGTTATGTAGCAGATAGATGGTTTATTAATCCTAGTGGTGGAAGTGTAGATAGTTCTAGACAAGAATTTACAGCAGGACAAACTGATGTACCAAATGAACCTCAGTATTTTTATAGATTTGAAAATACAGTTGCTGATGATAATGTAGGATTATGGCAAAAATTTGAAGATGTTAGAACTTTTGCAGGACAAACTATAACAATATCTTTTTATGCTAAATACACTACCAATAAACCTACCAACTTATTCATTGACCTAAATCAAAATTTTGGCTCTAGTGGTAGTTCAGAAGTAAGTACATCTGTATTTGATGACACTAATCCATATACTACTTCTTGGCAGAAGTTTACTTATACAGTAACTGTTCCATCTATAAGTGGAAAAACTATAAATGCTAATAATTATATTGGAGTAAGATTTGGTAATAGAACTAATGAAACATTTGATTTTGACATAGCACAGGTACAAGTAGAAAAAGGAAGTGTTGCTACAGATTTTGAGTACAGACCTATTGGAGAGGAAATTAGTTTATGTCAAAGATATTATCAATATTCTGATACAGGTAGTAGATATGTAATAAATGGTGCATTGCAAAGTACTACAGATTTTAGATGTTTTATACCTTTACATACAGAAATGAGAGCTACACCTACAGTTACACTTGGTGCAAGTCCTGTTGTAGTTAGTAATGGTGCTTATGATAATAATGGAGTAACTTTAACAGGCAATACACAGATTGCAGGTGGACTAGCATCAGCATTTAGTGTTGCCGCAACATCAGGTACATTTGGTAATTTTCAACCAGCAAGTATGAGAATAAATACATTGGAGTTTGATGCAGAAATATGATTAGTTCAGTAGTAAAAAGATATACACCAGACATTGATACAGGAGAATTAGAATTAACAGGATATGCTGTTACTTTAGATGATGGTAAAGAATTATTTGTTCCTTTAGATGAAAGCAATAGACACTATCAAGAAGTGCTACAATGGGTAGCAGAAGGTAATGAGATTTCTGAACCGAGCTAAATATGGATTTTATAATAGGATTTTTAATAGGTTATTTTTTAAAAGAAATTGGTTCTTATATTAAAAGATTAAGCCAATGGGATTGGGATAATCGTAAATCTTGGGATAAAGAATGGGATTGGATACAACCTATTCAAGAGGACGACCTACCATAATGTCTAACGAAAAATATAGTAACGGTTTCACACAGAAGGAATTAAATATAATGATACTAGAAAAGTTAGACAAGATAGAAAACCAATTGGATACAAAATTAGATAAATCAGAATTTCATAAGATACTAGGATTAGTAGGAACAGTGGCTATAGTTATAGCTGCCTTTATAATGTAGTTATGTGTGAACCTAAACAAAATAAAAACGGAACCTATGTTACAATATGTAATTGTGAACATGGTTATTTTTCACATGGGGGTTGACAATAAAAAATTTTTTAGTTTTAAGGATAAGCACTCAAGCAGATAGTACCTCTGGTATTCTATTTAAAATTAATGAGGATGGTACTAAAGCATTTCTTTGTTATACATTAGAGGACGAGAAAAGAGATGAAAAGGTATGGGGTGAAACTCGTATACCAGCAGGCAAATATAAATTAGGCTTAAGAAAAGAAGGTGGTTTTCATAATAGGTATTTAAAAAAATACGGATCTTCTTTTCATCACGGTATGATACATGTTTTAGAAGTGCCAGATTTTGAATACATACTTTGGCATACTGGCAATACCGATGAACACACCGCTGGTTGTTTAATCATAGGTCAAAGCCAAGAAAGTAATTTAGTTAAGCCAGATGGATTTGTGGGTTCAAGTGTATCGGCATATAAATTTATTTATCCTATAGTGTCAAAAGCAATTTTAACTGAAGGTGCAACTGTGGAATATGTAGATTATGATACAACGCCACCAAAGAAAGCACCTAAAATAAATACTAAGTGGTGGGGATTCTAAGTGGCTAAAAATGAAATCAATCAAAAGATACCTTATGATTTATCGTTTGAGGAATTTTCAAAAGCAGTTGGTATTGGCGGATTGTGGTCAGTCGGTATTAATGGTATTGGTTATCTCTTATCTACATTAGAGGACGAGGCACCATTTGAATATCGAGCATACACCGTTCAATCTATACCAGTTCAAAAACAAAGATTAGATACCTCAGCAGAACCAGGCGAACAAACATTTGAACAATGGTGGACAAGAGCCCAACACTCATGGGTAGGCGGTGCGGGTCAAGATATATTTGACGCCGAAGGTTCTAATCGATTTTCATTTAAACAAAGTAGAGGTATTGATGTATGGACTGAAGGTCAAATCTCTTTATTAAAAGATACCGAAAGTATAGACAATAGTACAGGTGATGATTTAAATTGGTTTGTAGCTGGCGGTTATATCTTTTATTCTAAAGATGGTTCACTCTATCGTGCCACAAGTATTAATGGTACATTTACTGCAAATGATTTAAATGGCCCAGGCAGTAGTGAGGATATAAAATCTATCACAACTGATGGCCAAAATATATATGTATGTTGGACTGGTGCAAACAATATTTACAAAGCCGACATTGACGCCGCGACTTGGTCAGGTGAAGGTACACTTCAAAATAATTTGGACGCTGAATTACTTGGCTATGTAAAAGGTAGATTGTTAGCAACCAAAGATAATAAAGTTTATGAGATAAACCTTAATGATACTACTGATGAACCAGACCCATATTTTACACATAGAACTACAGACTGGACATGGACATCTATAACTGAGGCTGGCCCAGCAATTTATTTATCTGGATATGCTGGTGAAACTTCTGAAATTTATTCCACAAGATTAACTGCACAAGACTTAGCTTATGCTGATGTAAGCACTCTAGGGGCGCCAATAAGCGTGTTTAGAGCGCCTGAGGGCGAGATTGTGCATACTATCAAAGGGTACTTGGGTAGAGCATTAGTTATAGGCACAAGCAAAGGTATAAGGTTGGCAGTCATTACAGATGAAACTGGACAATTAGATGTAGGTCCATTACTTGTATCAAGTGAGGAAGATATAGATTTCGCAGTAAAAGCCATAGAACTTGATGGCGACTATGCTTACTTTGGTTGGTCTAAATTTGATGATACATATTCTGGTATAGGTAAAATAGATTTAGGTTCAACTTCTTTTTCTAGCCATCTTATGTATGAAATTCAAGGCGATGTAACAAGCATAGCCCAGTTCGGTGACCGCCTTTTATTCAGCGTAAATAATTGTGCTGGTTCCAATCACAGTAGAGTAATAGCCGAACACTCAACAGATTATGTAGGCACAGGCTATCTTGAAACTGGCGAAATAAGATATGGTACATTTGAAGTTAAAACCTTAAGATACTTTGACGCCATGTTAAAAGGTAATGGTCTACTTGATGTGGATATTAAAAGAGATGTAACTGGTTCGTATGAAAATATCGTAGCAAGTTGGGAGGCCGATACAGAAGTAACCGATAGAGTTTATGGTATCATTGAACAAAACTTGGATATTGATGTATCAAGGTTTGAATTAAAACTTTCATTAAATACCTTAGTCGCCACAGAAACACCAATAGTTTTAGAGTGGAGAGTAAGAGGTGAGCCTAAAGTAAAAGGAAGGTATAGGTATTTTGTGCCTATAATGTTATATGATACAATGATAGCAAATAGTGGCCAGACATTTGGGTACGCTGGCTATAGCCAAGAGAGGTTAAATGAACTAATGGACATTTATAGAAGTGGTAAGATAATACAATTTCAAGACCCAGGCAGTCATTTACCTAACGGCACACCATCGGTGACTGTTCGTATAGAGGATTTACAATTTAAATCTTGGGCACCGCCGAGTGGATATGACGGACCAGGAGGTATAGCATTAATAGTGATGAGAGAGCAGACCTAAGTACTAATCCAAGTACAAATCCAGACATAAATAACCATATTCAAAGTCTAGGGTTAGACCCGAAAGACTATGAAATATTGGATCCAGTTGAAGTAAGAAGTTGGGACACTAACATGGGTGACCGTGTTGAGCGCCTACATTATTATAAACTTCGGTTAATGAAAAGAACGCCAATGGATCCCGATGTGTTTGATGAATTAATAGGTCTAATTAAAAATGATAAACCAAAAGCTAAGTTACCAAAAGGAGATGAAACTTTTGTGTTGGCTTTGGCTGATTGGCAATTAGGTAAATCAGATGGCGGTGGTACAAAAGAAATCATTAACAAAGTAAACCAAATGATTGTTGATACCAAAAAACAAATAAAAGATTTACGCAAAGTTGGCCACAATATAGATGAACTTTACATTGTAGGTCTGGGGGATTTAGTTGAAGGTTGCGATGGTCATTACGATATGCAAACCTTTAATGTAGATTTGGATATGAGAAGTCAAGTAAGATTGGCTTGGCAATTACTTATCAAGATAGTTAAAAACCTAGCACCTTTGTTTAATAAAGTAACCATAACTTGTGTGCCTGGCAATCACGGGGAAGTGAGAAAGAACGGCAAAGCCTTTACTACTTTTGGAGATAACTGGGACGTTCATGTATTTGAAGTATTAGAGGCGGTAATCTCTGAGAACAAAGACGCTTATGGCCATGTTAAATTTGATATACCAGATGATGAACTTATTATGGTCACAAACATAAGAGGAAAGAAATGTGTCTTTGCTCATGGCCATCAATTCAGAAGTGGTGGTACAGGCTCATTTGAAAAACAAAAGAAATGGTTGGCTATGCAATCACTTGCTAAATTAAAAGCGGATGGTTGTGATATATTATTATCCGGTCACTATCACCATTTATCAATAGTCCAAGAGTTTAATACTTTATTCCTACAAGCACCATCAATAGATGGCGGTAGTAGATGGGTGGAGAATACTCATGCTCTAGTATCGGATCCCGGAACCTTGACATTTGTAATAGGTAATAATACAATATCTAATATGGAGGTTATATAATTGGATTATAAAATTTTAGCTGAAAAAACTATTTGGACTTTTATTGAGGCTTTTATATCTGCATTGACCGTTGCACCTTTAGTTGGTGTGGACGCTGATGCAATTCAACTGGCCGCATTATCGGGTGGTGCCGCTGCCTTAGTTGTAGTAAAAGAATTTGCCAAAAAGAAAATTGGTAAGTAATGCCTGCCTATATGTATAAAAGCAAAAAGAAAAAGAAAGGCCGAAAGAAAAAAAGATAATCACAATCCGTGATTTTCTAATATCTCTATTGCCTCATCTGGTGAAGTAATAACTGCGGCAAGACCGCCTGCATTTGCTACCTTCTCTAAAAAATATTCTTGTCTTGGACTTATACCATGTGTGCCGTCAAGTCTTTTGACTTCAAAGGCTACAAATCTGCCATGAATACAACCAATGATGTCTGATATTCCTGCACCCATTTGGGCACTACCATGTATCTTTAACCACACACCACCATACGCTCTTAACTCTTTTAATATGGCCCGATGTATTACGCTTTCTTTTGCACCCATTCTGGTATATCTCTTTTGGTATATTTCATTAAATGTTGTTTATGGACATTATAGTAATCACGGTAAGATAACAAAGCACTTCTAGGATTTTTAACATCATCAGGCATAGCAAGTGCTGGCTTAGTCATTGGTTTATGTAATATATTTTTAGGCAAATGTCTAAGAACCTCATGTAATCTTATTTCCGATTTGTGTATCTTTTCATAACGGTATGTATACTCGGCACATAATGCTCGCCACAATTTAAAAGTGTATTCATAATTGCCGCTAGTTTTTCTTATCCAAACACCACATGGGTGATTGATATAACAAGCCTTATAT